AATTACAGACTAATTTATAACAAAAGTGCAATGTACTGCACAAATTTAAACTTTAATCGAAGAACGAAGAAAAAGAATTTTAAAAAAGAAGCGATGGAAGCAAATAAAATATACAATGAAGATTGCCTTAATGCTTTGGCAAAAATACCCGATAATAGTATTGATTGTATTATCACAGACCCACCATACGGAACTAAAACAACTTTTAGAGATGGTTGGATGGTTGGCGAAAGAAGTAATGTAATGCCTTTGGTATTGCCTGAACTGTTTAGAATATTAAAGCCTGATGGTGCTTTTTATTGCTTTACTTCATTTAGCAAAATGAGTGAATGGCTTTTAAGGTTTGAGCAGTATTTTAAATTGCATAACATTATTATTTGGGATAAAGAAAGGCACAGTGGTTGTTATTCTTCAAATGCTTGGCAATACACTTGGGAGGGTATTTTCTTTGGAACTAAAAACAGCCGAAAAGTTAGAAAATATATGCCTGATGTAATTAGAAGCAACCAAAAGGGCAAAAAGAAAGCTATGGAAAAACCAGTTGACATACTTACGAAACTTATTGAAGCAAGTACAGACAAAGGAATGGTAATACTTGACCCATTTATGGGAACTGGAAGCACTATTGAGGCTTGTATTAGAACTGAAAGAGATTATATTGGTATTGAAATAAATAAAGAGTTTTATCAGCATACAGAAAATCGTATTTCTTCTTTGTGCGGTGGGCTTTTTTAAAATTCTTTTCAAACGGGACTTTCAAACGAAGAACGGAACTAAGCCATATTGCTTACAACGGTAGGTATATGGTTATATATATTAACACCAAAGACAAATGAGAGATAAACAAAAAGAACTAAGTTATAAGATAGTATTCTATTGTTTTGTAACAGGTATAGTATTACTTTTTATTTTAGCACTATTAAATTTGTAATTAAATCGTTTTATAAATATGCAAACACAGTTAGTATCAATTAGTAAGGTTAAGCCTAATCAAGACAATCCAAGAATAATTAAGGACTACAAGTTTAAAAAGCTTGTACAAAGTATTAAAGACTTTCCGCAGATGTTAGAACTACGACCAATCGTAGTAAATGAAGATAACATCGTGCTTGGAGGTAATATGCGTTTAAAGGCTTGTCAAGAAGCAGGACTAAAAGAAGTACACATAATTCAAGCTAAAGATTTAACTGAAGAGCAACAAAGAGAGTTTATAATTAAAGATAATGTAGGCTTTGGAGAATGGGACTGGGATATTTTAGCTAACGAATGGGATACTAATGCGCTTGAAGAATGGGGTTTAGATGGATTCCCCTTTCAAGAGGAAGAAGTTTTAGAGGCAACAGAGGATGATTACACAGAGCCAGACCAAATGCAAGTGGATGTTGTGCTTGGCGATTTGATAGAAATCGGTGAGCATCGTTTGTTTTGTGGAGATAGTACGGATTCTGAATTAATAATGAAAGTTTTAAATAATAAAAAGGCAGAATTACTTTTAACCGACCCACCTTACGGAATAGGTTACGCTGGTTCAATGGCTTTAGGTCAAGAAAAATTTGGCTGGAAACAATACGAAGGCGGTTGGGATGAAAAAAAACCAGAAAGCGGTGTTTTACAATACCTATGCGAGATAACAGAAAATCAAATAATTTGGGGTGGTAATTATTTTACTGATGATTTACCACCGACTATGGGGTGGCTTATATGGGATAAAGGACAAAGAGGATTTAGTTTGGCAGATGGAGAAATGGCTTGGACATCTTTTAATAATGCCTTAAGAATAAAAGAATATGCGAGAGCGTTAGCAAATAGAGAAGAAAAAAATCATCCTACACAAAAACCTATTGAGATAATAAACTGGTGTTTTGAATATGCAGATAGACATTCTAAAAATGAAATTAAGTTAGTATTTGATGCTTATCTTGGTTCTGGCTCAACAATGGTTGCAGCACATCAACTTAACCGCAAATGCTATGGTATGGAACTTGACCCAAAGTATTGCCAAGTTATAATTGACCGAATGCATAAACTTGACCCATCACTTAAAATAAAAATAAATGGACAAGAATATACTCCAAATGTCAATGACTGAACGCTTTAAATATATTAATGAGCAGAAAAAAATAAAATATAATAAATGGACAAAACCGAACAACATAAAAGAGCAATGATTGATGCTTTAGAGAAGTCTTTAGGAGTAGTTACTACTGCTTGTAAGACTGTTGGAGTTGGTAGAACTACATTTTATCAATGGCTTAAAGACGATGAAGAATTTGCGAGGGAAGTAGACGATATTCAAAATATTACTTTAGACTTTGCAGAAAGTCAACTACACAAACAAATTAAAGATGGCAACACTACCGCTACAATATTTTATTTAAAGACGAAGGGCAAGAAAAGAGGATATATAGAACGCCAAGAAATAACTGGCGCAGATGGAATGCCTACAAACTTTCAAATAGAAATCATTGACAAAACAGAAGATACCGACTAATGTAATATTTAAACATTTACAAAGGTCAAACAAAAAAATAACAATAGAGCAAGGGGGGACAAGAAGCGGTAAAACCTACAATATCCTCCTTTGGCTCATTTTTGATTATTGCACTAAGGTAAAGGGTAAAACCATAACTATATGTCGTAAAACATTTCCAAGTGTTAGGGCATCTGTTATGCGTGATTTTTTAGATATCCTTAAGCAATATAGAATCTACTCTGAAGAACAACACAACAAATCAAATAGCGAATATTTTTTATTTGGTAATCTCGTGGAATTTATTTCTTTAGACCAACCACAAAAGGTAAGAGGTAGAAAAAGGGATGTGCTATTTATAAACGAAGCTAACGAATTATTTTTTGAGGATTGGCAGCAGTTGGTATTTCGTACAACAGAAAAGATAATACTTGATTACAACCCTTCTGACGAGTATTCTTGGATATATGATAATGTACTACCAAGAGATGATGCGGAATTTTACAAGACTACTTATTTAGACAATCCTTTTCTTGATACAAGCATAAGAAAAGAAATAGAACTTTTAAGGGAAACAGATGAAACCTACTGGCAGATTTATGGACTAGGTGAAAGGGGAGTAAGTAAAAGCACAATCTTTCAATATACAGAAGTAAATAAGATTCCTGAAGATGCTCAGTTTATTTCTTATGGAATGGACTTTGGATATGTTAATGACCCAACCACTTTAGTTAGTGTTTATCAAAAAGACTTTAACCTATATTGTAAGGAACACTTCTATCAAACCAAAATGACTGCTAATGATATTTATTTAAAGCTTCGAGAAGTGGGAGTAAATAGGGATGCGGTTTTTTGTGATTCAGCAGAACCAAGATTAATAGATGAATTGCGAAGAATGGGATTAAATACAAGACCAACAATAAAAGGTAAGGATTCTGTAAACGCAGGCATTGACCTTTTGAAGCGTTACAAACTACATATTACTTCTGATTCTGAAAATATGATTCAAGAATTTAGAAACTACAAATGGATGGAAGATAAAAGCGGAAAGCTGACTAATGTTCCAAGAGATGCGAACAACCATACGATTGATAGCCTTAGATATGCTACTTATAATATGCTATCTAAACCTAACTACGGAAAATACGCAGTTCGTTAAAAATCAAAATAAAATCGTTTTATAGTTATGGAAGTAAAGATTACTGTACCTGATAGTCTTAAAGATATTCCTTTACACAAATACCAACAATTTCACAAGGTATTAGATGTAAACAAGGATGCGTCTTATGATGACTTATTTATTCAGGAAAAAATATTACAGATATTCTGTAATTTACCTTTAAGTGATGCTATCAAATATCGTAAGTCTGACATAGACAAAATTACCGAAATGGTAACTAAAACACTTGAGCAGAAACCTAATCTAGTTTTAAGCTTTAGGCTAGGTGACACAGAGTTTGGTTTTATTCCAAAGCTTGAGGATATGACCTTTGGGGAGTATATAGATTTAGACAACTCAATAGGTGATATAAAGAACCTACACAAAGCTATGGCGGTTTTATACAGACCAA